CGACTTCGTCATCATATCTGATAACAACCTTGTTCCTCTTTTGGTTTATGAGAACTATGTCAACGAGATGTTTAAAAACAAGTACAAACAAAAGAACTCCGTATACATCAACGTCTTCAATGATGTCATGTCAAATTTCATTCATGCCGAGATTTTGGAACAACACATGTATCAGTATACTGACTGGTCGTTTTACAATCTCATCAGCATCCTAAAATGTGGTTATATCAATCATCACCTGAACGGGTTGGAAACAAAGAAAACAGGCACATACGACGGCTATATATTCACACAATTGCTCACCAAGTCGGCATTGCGGCGCAACTACAACAAGCGCATGACGCTGATTAAACAAAGTATAGGGGTATCGGAAGTGGAGCATATCTACTACTTGTTGGATTGTTTGGCACAAGAGCTCAAGTGCAAAAACAATATTAAACCGTATCGGGGAAAACTTGCTCAACTACTAGGAGTAAGTCAAGAAGATACCACGACAATATGTAGCTATTTCTCGCAATTTATGGCGATGGAAAAGTCTCTTTTATCAAAAATCAAAAAATAAGAAATGCTGATGACTGTTTCTTTTTCTAATCTATAATAAAACTATTCCATGAGTAGTCCTGCTGCTTTTTTCTCTACACCTCCGCCTACACCGACGGTTGCTCAAAGACTCAGCAATCTTTCGACAAACATGCCTCTTCCAATAATGGTGTTGACAACTACCATAGTGTTGATTATGGTCATACTTTTCATAGTTGTGCGTATGAAACGAGGTACGTTGAAAAGTGTTAGTATTTTAAAAGACTCAGTGGTTTTGGCCAATCCCATGGCTGGCGACTATATGATTTCACCAGGCGCGAAGCTACCAGCATCTAACAACGGACATGAGTACACTTACTCCATATGGTTGTTCATCGATAACTTGAACATTACGAGGACCCACAAGCCAGTGATGTATCGTGGAAGCAGTGCTTCTTGGTCAGATGGATGCTTCTATGTCTTCATGGATGCTAAAACCAACCAATTGTACGCAGCGTCAAGAACAAATGGTGCCGTTGATGCCGCAAACAAAGAACCCACACTGGAGGGTATCAAAAACAACCCATTCTTTATGCGTTCTACCATCGACTATGTACCCTTACAGAGGTGGGTGCACGTCGCATACTCTATTAAAGACACCACAATGAGTACATTTGTGGATGGCGAGCTGTACAGTGTGACATCCGTTCATGAGCTAAAGGCGCGCCCTGATGGCTCACGACCATTGCCGGTACAGCACAAGGGTGACATCATGATTGCTGGCAAAGCCGACAAAGAGGGCTTCAATGGATATATTGGCAATGGAACGTACTATAACTTCGCAGCAACAATGAAAGAAGTGCGTCAAATTTACAACAAAGGACCATATGTGAGCACTTGGATGAGTTACTTTGGGCTAGGTGTACGCAGTCCCATTTACAGGATCAGTTCCAATGACTTGAAGTAAGTCTTATATTTTTTCTACTTACATATTAATAAATAGTACATCATGACCGTTGTAAACATCATGTTGCAAGCCCTTATTGCATTCGTAGTATTTTTGGCTTTGAAAGCCATTGCTACATATGTTATGACCAGTGAAAGCATACTAGTCGACGCTACCAAAAAGGTTTCAGTTCCCATCATTTCAGGATGGGTAGATACCAAAGGCTTCACAGACAAACAGTTCACCACCTCTAATATGTTTGCCAAGAACTACGTCAACTTGCCCAATTCAGTGAACCGAAGGGGTGGCGCACAGTTTAGTTATACTATGTGGGTCAAGTTTAATGATCTTTCTGACGCAAATGTAGCAAACAAAGTGCTCTTCGTGCGTGGTGACAAAACCATTTACCCATACACCATGCGCGACAGCAACAATGATACATCTAATGTCAAGGATTACGTCGTCAAATGCCCTCTCGTAAGGTTTGGTGACTCGGCAAAGTCTTTAATCGTGCAATTCAACACATCCAACGACATTAGCACTCAAATTGATATTTCTAGGGTGCCGAATGCAGACGAAACTGTGCGCCACAACATATTCAGTTTGATTCCTGGAAAATGGATCATGCTCAGTTTTGTATTCGAAGACCATATGGCATACCAAGAGACCGAGGATGGCGTGTTGTTCAAAATGTACGTCAATGACATGCTGTACCACACACAACATGTCCCAGGCATGATGCGTGTCAATCAAGGGGACTTCAACATCCTTCCCAACAAAAGCACTATAGAAGGTGGCAATTTGGCTGACATCAACTATTATAACTATGCACTAAATGCCCGAGAGGTAGCAGCCATCTCTTCTCGAGGATTCAAAAACATACGATACAATGATATGGCTTCGGATCCAGATTTTAACCAGCCGTTGTATTTGTCACAATACAACAAATTGGAGATAAATAATCTGTAAATACTGTATAAAGATGAATTGGAGTGTCATTTTGCTGCTAGTTGTACTGATCGTCATCAACTATTACTACATCGATCAGTTCAATAAGACCCAGAAAGATATTAAAGCCATTAAACAGTACATTGAAGAAAAAAAGAAATCCTGATATAATAAATGCTAAGTTTACTTGGTATAACATCACCACCAGAAGCAAAGAAGTTGGGAGATCTCAAGGACAACAAAAACATCAGCGAACAACTACATGACTTGAAGGGCAAAGTCGAAACCACGATGACCAAAAACAAGAGCGAGTTGAAGAAATACAGGGAGCTTTCCAAGTTCAACGAAAACCTTACGAAGAGTTATGTAGCTAATTTGAAGATTATCGTGGATATAAGCAACTTACTAGGAAGCTACAATGAGTTTTTTGAGTTGTTCAAAAGCAAACTGTCTGAAATTGACGAAGAGCTGGGTCTGCCAATTTCATCAGATGACTTTGATTACCTCAAAAAGCTGACTACCGAACAAATGGTGCAGTTGGATGACGTGTTCAAGAAAGAAACCGGAAATTTGAAAAAGTTGTACGTGCGCTATGGCAAACAAAAGGAGTTCGATGAAGTAGAAACTGCTGAAAAGTTGTTCGATAATACCAAAGCATCCGGACAGGTTGCATACAATGTCTTGAAGACTCCCGTACTGCCACAAGACATGCCAACTGCCGGCGGAGCATTCAAAAGTAAAGCCAAGGCTGCCAAACGCCGTGGGCCACTGAAAAAGTAAACCAATGAAAAATTTGACGCATATAAAGAAAGAATGGCTCAAACCTCAATAATAGTGCATTCGATGAAGTTGATCAATAATGATGCTGGCAAACTTGAAATCATCATGGGATGTATGTTTTCAGGCAAGAGCTCATCCTTGATCAATAGAATTCGACAACATCAAATCTTGGATCGGAACATTCTCGTCATCAATCACTTATCAGATACGAGATACGATGATGCAGGCGGCTGCGTGACATCACACGACAAAGTCAAAGTTCAGGCGGAATCTCATGAAGTCCTCATGCCATTGTTGCATAGACCAGATTATGAGGTAATAGACACTATATTCGTAGAAGAGGCTCAATTCTTCCATGATTTGTACGAGTTTGTCCTAACCGCCGTAGAAAGGGACGGAAAACACATCGTCGTCAGTGGGTTGGATGGAGATTACATGCGCAAACCATATCAACATATAATGAATCTCATTCCATATGCTGATGTAGTGGAAAAAAGGAACGCATTATGCGTTGAATGCAAAGATGGGACAATAGCGTCATTTTCAAAGAGGATAGCGAACATCGACAATCATCAGCGGCATATGGTCGGTGCCAAGGACAGTTACATACCCGTGTGCCGTTGGCACTACAATAATTAGCTGATAATATCTAAGGCTGCTTGCACAGCCGTATCGATGTTGTTGACATCTACGTTGTCATCGTGATTATAATTGATGTAAACTTTATTAAACGGGCTGGGGGCGTCTTTGTACATGCGGCGTTCAAAGTTCAAGAACACGCGGTTGTTGATTTTGAAGGTGGAACGGATCACATAAGATATGCTGTGCATCATGGTCGTAGAAGGGAACGCATGATATGGAAGTTTTTCTTTATAATATGCTAGCACCCTGTATTGGTTGCTACCATGTGTCACCACTTGTGTTTCGGAAAGAGTTTTCTTAAAAACTCTTATTTGAGACTTGTCGTTGTTCTCGTAAAACTTGTTGCGATGAACGTATTCTTTGCAATACTTTTGAAAACAATGCAAGTTTTTGTTTTTAACATCGTGCATTAGCTTGAAAAATACACTATCTCCCATACTCATGGTATCGTCATCTAGTAGTACCACTTCAATATAATTACCAGACTGCGCATATTTTTGTATCGATACCATCGTGTTGAGCAGTTAATTACTATTATAAGAATTTGTCAATTTTTTATATAGTTTGCATATCTACAAAGTTCCTACGCTCGCACCTGCAAAATGGGCACGTATTCGTGTTCTCGTGGCATTCTTTGCATACTTTTTCTACACAAGTGTCGCACTGCGCAGTCTTGATCCCTGATCTACAAACAAAACACAACAAGCCTAACGACGATAAAGATTCTTCGTACATTGTGAGCTGATTAGTCAATACGATCTTTTCTTTTTCCAAAGTGTCAACCCTAACCGCCATCCTGCTCAAGCGCTTGGTAGTCGCTCGATCAGCCTCGTCAAGATCCACTTGCAAGTTTCTAGTCTTACGCCGAAACAACTTCAGCTGTGTCTCAGTCTCAGTATGACGCTCCAACTGCTGATGATAGTCTACTTGCAATATGTCCAAATCAAACTGCACGTGCGTGAGTTCTGCCTTCAAGTCCGACACTTCCACTTCCAAGTCATTTACACGATCTGTAGCGTTTATGAGCTCATTATTGCGTGTTATAAGGTCATTGTTATCACTCAATAATGAGTTGTACTCACTTTGCATGCGTTGATAGTCCTCCAACTGCTGATTCAGCGACTCCGCCTGAAGCGCCAACCAAGCGGATTGCTTTATAGCAGCGTCCCTCTCTGTAATCGCTACAAGCAATTTGATGTTCACATCTTCGTCGTCAGACATTATTTCATTATTAGTCTATAATAAAAAACAACTTTCGTACTCCATTACATTTTCCATGAGTTGCCACAGTTGATGCACTTTGCAAAGATGGTCATGCTCTCATCACCCGACCTCGTCTGAAGCTCGTAGTAAGATACCTCGCGCTTCTTACATCTCCCACATACGAATTGGTCTGTCATAGCTTGCAGATTGTTTTCTCCAATCTGCTCGTACAACTTGAGTTTGATGTCGATCATCTCGCTCCACAGCTCAGGGAACATATTGTCTGGAGTCATGAAAGGAATTTCATGTGGGGAGAACTCCTTATCCGTCAAACGTTCGATGAGACGCGTGTTGCCAATATACGACTCTGTGTCCAAATTACACAAGACCGACCTGAACTTGTCTTTATACAATTGAATAAAGATTGGATTGCCCCAATTTTTTATGATGCTTCTATCAGTTGCATAGTCAATCGCCCAATTATACACACCGCGCTCCAAATCCGTAGCGCATGTTTCATCTATATGTGTCTTCGCGATGATCTGTGTGATTGCTTGTTGGCGCATTGACGAAGTCATTGTACTTTACTGGTAACTGTCCACTCTTTATGTAGATATCAATTTTTTCATATCAATAATTGCATCGGCATAACGCAACAAGAATGGGTCATGTGTTACCATAATGACAGTACGTCCCTTGATGATCTTGCTCACCACATCATAAACCATTTTTTTGGTGGTGTCGTCCATGGATGCGGTTGGCTCATCCATGAACATTATGGGGGTGTTTTGTAGCACTAATCGTAGTATGACGACGATTTGACGTTGTCCACCAGATAGAGCCGAACCTGACTTTCCGGCAACTGTGTCCAACCCTGAAGGAAGATCGTCGACCAGTTTGTTGAGATTCAAGTGTTTTAATAGTTCGACTACATCGCGTCTCGATGAGCTTGTCCCATATTTGATGTTCTCGAGAACTGTGCGATTGAACAACACCGGGTTTTGAGGGACAAACCCGATCTGTTTCCGCAAAGCGTTTGTAGAAATCTTATCGTAAGGTATGCCGTTGAAGTATATTGCTCCTGCGGTTGGCGTGATCTGTTTCATCAATAGTCGCAAAAGTGTTGATTTGCCGTGCCCAATGGGTCCAACAATCACGCCCGTTTTGCCAGCGTCTATATGCAACGAGAGATTTTTTATGACGTACTTTCCCCCCTTTGTAAACTTATAACTCACGTCGTGTAGATAAAATCCTGTTTGAGGAATAAGTGACGTTTTGTGAGTGTCTATTGGTTTTGATGATTTGTTGCCGCCTTCGTATGAATTTATAACATCTAACGACTGCTTCAAGGTCCCCCATCGCGTTGTTGTATCGTTAATGATGCCGCTTACATCCCATACATAATTGAATACTCTAAAAACGATAATTACGAGAGCTATGAACGTTGCAGGGGTCATCTTGCCAGATTGAACATCATTGTAGCATATGTATATGAATATGGTGAAATATAGGATGTTGAATGGGACCACCGCGAATCGTGTCTTGATGGAGCATACCATTGTTTCACGGACTCGTTGCATGTATAATTCTTCTCTATTATGGAGATCGTCGAACTCATCGTCTTCTGTCGAGTTTGTTAACACTGTCGTCAGGTTTTGAATGACGTCAGTGACTTGCTCGTGTATGCGCGTTACAATTTTCTCGGACTCGTAAGAGTATTGCAAGCAATGCTCAATGGCATAAATTATTACAATCCAACACAATACGAGTAGTATGAACAATAACACACCCAATACTAAATTGTACCAAGAAAAATACGCTATGGCAGCCAATCCCAACACTACTGAAGGAATGAAAGTATACTTCCATTGGTTTATGTGGCGCGTCAATGCGTATGGCAACCGGAGCAGTTTTGACAATACAGTGCCTGTTTCGACTTCTCGGAAGTCCTCATTGGTGCGATTAACAATGTGTCGGATTATCTTTTCGCGAATGAAAGCATGCATCTTGGGTGTGATGTCGACTTCCAAGTAATCCAACAACGAGTAAGCGAAATTCACCACGACAGTAATAGCGAAAAGATATATCAATGGCGTGAGCAGACTCGTTTTCGTTTCAATGGCGGTGACCAACTTTCCAAACAAGTGAGGCACCCCAATGTCCCGCAACGGGATGATGCAAAGATACACAATATAAAGGCCGACGATGTATTTGTTTTCCCGTATATACTCAATTATTAGACCATTCACAGTAAGGTCGTCAGGTCTCATGTCTATAGTATGATAAGATTTTATGGTCGTCCGAGCACAGCCCCGGGTTTCGCCACTTCCAATCGGGATAAGTAGCTATCAGGGGCGGGATGGCATTTGTGACATCTCATGTTTGCCAAACTACGGTCACAGTCGTAACACTTACTTCTGCCCATGTATATGTATGGCTCTCCACACACATCACACGCATGTTTACTTGTCTTTGTGTCATGCCGCCACCAGCGCAGCACCACCCACATTACAACAACCAATATAATTGCACAAAACATCATCGTTCGGCACTCTAGCATATTTTATATATAATTTATATTACAAGACAAAAATCATGTCGAGTAGTGACACCGAGTCAAACATTGATATCGAAGAACACCTAGAATTTCTCACAGCTGAATTGGAAAAAAAAGAAAAAGATTACGAGACATTGAGGCTGACCTTGATGGCATACGAGAAGGGTGTCGGCAAGCTACAAGTTGTCTTATCAGAAAGAGATAACCAAGTGCAAGAGCTGCGCTCACAACTTGACGACAAGGATGTTGAACTCGCGTTGTTGAGGGTGGAGCGAGATGATAATGACCAACTTACCAACGAACGCGTTCAAGAAGACGCGCGTGCGCATCTAAAAGGTTTGTTTGAACAGTTGAGGACCACTGACGACCAAAAGACACAAGAAATCGCTACCCTCAAAACTCAATTGGATGGTAAGGATGCAGAGAATACACTCTTGCAAGAGAAACTTGAGCGTAAAATTTCATCGAATCAACAAGTGAGAGAACTGACTGACGAAATTGAGAGCAAAAACATATACATATCAAAACTTGAGAGTGTCAACAACAAGAATCGCATAGAGCTCATGAGTACTCAGAGAGTGACTCAGCAACTCAAGAAATTAAAAGCTTGGGTTGGGGTTGAGAAATTAGAAGAATGTGGTATGCGCCCAGATGATCCGTCTGATGATGACGACGCTGCCCAAAAAGAACAGATAAACAACCTCACAAACCAATTACAAGAAAAAACAGCTCAACTCAACATAAGCCTCAAGAATCTGAATTTGAAGGAAGAGGAGATACTACATTATAAGAGCATTATGGACAAACAACATGCTCATGAGATGGCATTGAATGCTCAGTTGACTGAGCTCAAAGAACAAATAGGTGCCCCCCTGTCTTCATCCGTGTCTTTGGATGACACAATATCCAAGTACGAGGACAGAATAGCAGCTCTCGAGACCGAGCATTCTTGTAAACTGAGCGATGTCGTCAAAGATCACACCGAAAAGGTAAACGCGGCAACCTTGAGGTGTGAAAAACTGCAACATGATCTCTTAAACGCGAGCCAAAAACGGGATGAGCTCTTGAATAAAGTTGAAGAGAAATTGAAAGCTAATGATACATTGGAAAAACAATCAAAGTATGTGTTAGTGTTAGAAGAACAAGTCAACACCTTGAAATCTGACAACTTTAAACTAAAAAAACTAGAAAGAGACTTCGCGGCACTAAAGCAATCCGCAGGTGAGCAAACACTCCAAGCCGAGTTGAAAGCACACCTAGAAACGATAGGTCGCTTAGAAGACGAGTGCAACCAGCACAAGGTAGAAAACCATAAATTGCAACAAAAACACATAGATTATGACATGATGAAGGGTACTCATCAGAATAAACAAAATCAGTTGCAAGAATTGCAGAAACAAGTAGACGATTTCAAGAATGGTAATATGTGGTTTGAAAAGGAGCAGCAGATTAACATATTGCAAGTGCAGTTGCAGGGAAAGATCAACGTGATTGAGACTATGAATAAAAACAAATCGTATGTTCACAATCTAGAACACAAACTATCAGTGATGGAAAAAGATTATGCTTTGTTGAAAACAGCACTGGATGCCAAAGACAAACTGATCGATGAGCAACTTCGTATGTTGAATAGCAGAAGAAGATAATGAAGTGCGTTTGAAATTCACGGTCGACAAAATGCCTCAATTATTATTTTTTTATCCATAAATATAAAGTTAATCAATGTCTTCCACCGTGTCTGTGTTATCACCAAATGTACCAAATATTGACTATCCAGACGATGCAATCAATGTGCTATCGGACATTATCACAAGAAAGATTGTCGCCATGGACAACGTACTTGGACAACCGCAAAGTATGATGATAGGGGCAACATCAAACCTTGAGTTTGAAAGTAAAGGGTCCATCAATACGTTCATCGATCCTAGTTCAGGGATTCATTACTATCAATCAACAATAGACGCCGAACAGCAGCGCACAGACTATCAATTCATGTCACTGTCGGCAAGCAATAACGTCACCAGCGTTTCCGTACCGAGTGTCTTGCGACTTTCACCAAATGATTCTGAAGGAACCACCGATATAGGTAGTATGGTTGTGAATGAAAACACCTCATCGCAGCTTTTGAACACGAGCAAGTATGACTTCAAAGTGATGAAAAATCTGACGGTGATCGGCAACCTAAGCACAACCGGTCAGTTCTTCTCCCCATCGCTGAACACAGTGAATTTGTTTGTCGACAACAATTTCAACACCAACAATACCGTTTCACAGGGCAGTTTATTTGGGAACAATATGAATATTTGGATCAATAAGGCTGCTCAGCAAGACAAAGACGCTAATCAGATTGGTTATGGTTTTTACATCAATAGTAATACTGAGCAACTTGAACTGTTCAAATATAAACGTTTCAGTTATACGGATTCTAATGGTACATTGTTCAACACGGGTAAAACACAATACCGCCGCGTGGCACAATTTGGTTTTGGGGTACAATCTTATGACGAAACCACAGATATTACTGGGTTGGATGTGTTTGACCCATTGGAATCTATGATGTCGCGCTCTAACAGTGCGGGTTGGACGAGTAATATGGAAGCTCCATCGCCGTCAGATGGGCTATGGAGCATGAACAGTAATGCCAACATCAACTACTTTGGAAACGTCGGCGTCAATACTCAAAATGCACAGTATGCTTTGGATGTCACAGGTACTATCTACGCATCTGATACCGTCATATCTAACAACTATGCGACTGCATCTGATGCGCGTATCAAGACTGACCTCACGAGACTCAACAATGCAGTATGCTTAGACAACATCAACAAGCTTGCCCCCACTGCATTTACCATGACAACGGACAATACCCGCAAGACTGGTCTCATTGCCCAAGAACTCCAACAGGTCATGCCAGAGGCTGTGCAAATCAAGGCGAACCGTGACCTTGGAATAGATGACTTCCATTATGTTGATTATAATGCCGTGATAGCTCAACTTATTGGTGCCATGCAAGCGCTTTCTAGTAAAGTTGCTGTACTCGAAAGCAAAGCGCGTTACTCGTCGAGATACAATAAGTGAGCCAAACCTATCGCATACCTACACCTATGTTGCGTTCATACCAAGGGTCTGGAGAGTCGAAGTAATTTTTGTATGTCGATTGCACGTCATTGTTGGTCAATACTTCATCGTACAATGTGCGCGGTACAAATTTGTACTCCGTCTTTATCAACTTTTTCATTGTTTTTAAGCGTTGTTCATGGATGCCTTGCATCACTAGGAACAACCCGATAAATAGTGTCAAAACAACGTACGACTTCAGCATTCTTATAAATTTCTTTATTATAGCACATAATATAAATATAGGGTATTGTGATGCTCACGATGTTGCCAAACGGCGTCTTTGCATTAATTTCTAGCCATTTGAACTATGTAGATAGATCAAGTCTACGAAGCACATGTAGTTTTTGTTCGACACATACGCCTTGGACACAAGTCGATGGAGTTTCTGCGTTGCTTCACAATATCATACAAAATGTCAGCAACAACTTTGAGTTTTCGAGTGGCGTAGATGAAATCGCCCGGGGTCTTACGACATCATATATTTGCAAAGTCTATATCAACTATGCAATACTTTTTCAAAAAGTCAGGAGGTCTTCTGGCACCTTTGTGTACATTCGCATTCTGACCTTGGAACGCAACAATCTCAATCCCGATGAGATTGAGAACATGGCGATGATGTTTTTATCCTACACGCCTATGGAATGTCCGTTGCTATCTACCAACAAATATATGCAAAAGTTGTTGCATATGGTCAATACAAGTACAACATCATAGGAACGTTTTAGACACATTAATTACAGGGGCGTTGCGTTTGGTGGGCATGGTGCTGACATCGTACATTTCTTCTTCATCATCCGAGTCACTTTGGCATGCGGAGTTCATGTTCCAAAATACTTTATCGCATAGGCAAAAGTCTGGATGATCTTCAGCCTTGTACCAAAATATTTGATCCGTTATTTTATTAGATTTTGTAGTATTATCTATGACCAAACACTCATAGTTCTCGGTAGTCTGATTCATGACTTGATTGAACACATCAAAACTAGGGATGAAGCCTGCAAAGTTCTCATGCAACTTTTTTCTCGCGGTGACTCGGGGTTCACGCAATACAAACACAAAGTCAATATTGTTTCGCAAAACTGGTGGTGCTGCCAACGCGTACTGTGACGTGAAAATGAAAAATGCATTGAAATGCCGCCCATTTAGAAAACACGCTCGAATGTTTTTATCATTCGTCCACGCTTTATCATACAAACAATCGTCCATAATGATGAATGCACGTGGGTCAATTTTCGAATTGCTGTATATTTTTTCTTCTTTGCGCTTCTTCTTGGTGATTTGTTTTTGTCGTTTCACAAACTTTTCGATCAACTCAGCAGAGTACTCCTCATGAATGAATACTTGGGGACATAATTTTGCATAAAACTCGTTAGATCCCTCCGTACCTGATATTACCATTCCCACAGGAATAGTTTGATGATGATATAGCAAGTCGCGTACCAAAAAACTCTTTCCTGTGTTTCTCATACCAATCATCACAACTACAGATGTGTCTTTGATACGCGACATATCAAACTTTTTTAATTGAAGCCTCATTGAGACTTGCTTACTATATATAAGTTAAATACAAAAAGGAAGTTACTATTACTAACGCACTAGTTGGGGCGCACTATACCAAGTATAGCACATGTCCACGCTGTCATAAAAAACGAAATGACAGAACTACACAACATAACCTTAATCATCAACCTTTGTTTGTCGATTGACTCACAATGGCAAGGGAGATTAACCTTCAGATTTACCTCATCTAACGTTGCCTCTAGTTTCAAAAGGCGGTACAACATCTTGGTGTATATCGTTTTCATTTTTGATGTATTGCCGGGGTCTGGTATGCTAGTTACCATGTCTTGGAGATTCTCTTGGCTCGACTGCATATACACGATGATGACAAAATCTAATATATACCAGAACGAACAACACGGTGATGAGCATACCTATGCCCAGATTATCTTTGCAATAAAACAACGAAGTCAGTACAAATAGAGTCATCATGAATCCAATCATCCATGGATTGTACAAAATATCAATATCTTCTACAAATACGATGGACAAAATGAGAACCAGTGCTAGGACATAGTTGAGCCCTTTCATAGATAACATTTCTATTTCACTATTACTTATAGCACATACAAAATTAGAAAGGTGGCTCACCACCAGCCACCTCACGCATGACGACGCTCATTCCATCTTCTGATGAAGCCATCACGTGATATATTGCCATACATATACCAGAGCATGCCACAAAGAGCACAAGATAGTTAGGCCGCTTGTTTGCATCGGGCTCGTCCTTCTTCATTAGATAAATGATGATCACTATCGCGCTTGAGACCAGCAGTGGCAGTAGATAGGAGTTTGGCATTTTACTTACATGAAACTTTTTAATTATGCTAAAAAAACTCATTCTCAATAGCAACATTCATTGCTGGTTCTTCTTCGAGCATCATGTCCGACATTGCGTTTCCACCACATGTTATTTCAATTGTCTTTGTTTCTTCCTCCTTTCCAGAAAACTGAAGCGCACGAATGTCGTCATATTCTTCTTCCTCCTCTATATCAGCACTGGCGTTGTTTGTAGCATCTACGGCTTCAACACCGTCCACATCTCCGTCTACATCTCCGTCCACATCTGCGTCGACATTTCCGTCCACATCTCCGTCGACATCTCCGTCGACATCGCTCGCCTCGCTCTCCTCGCTCTCCTCGCTCTCCTCACAACCATCACAACTGCTTTCGCTTTCATCACTTTCGGCATCATCATCACGGCTATCATCATCATCATCGTCTTCGTCAACTTGGTCTTCGTCTGTGTCTGTGTTTGCGTTTGGCTCTGTTGGCGCATATTGAATGTAGGAATGTGTATCGCTTGAGCCAATAGTTTCAACGCGCCCACCTTGTTTCTTGAGGATTTCCTTCATAGGCAAACACTGCCGAATCGTCTCGCGCACGCAATGTCGAATCAAATGCTCCAATTCGTTCATATGCTTTTGGTAGTCTACGCTGCTCACGCGGTGGTAGAGATAATGAGGGTGCCTCCATACCTCCCTGCCAGCGTTCAAGAAGCACTTGTGAATGAACTCGTCGGGATTGTCTATCTTCACCTTGAGGGAATGGTTTGTATTGTTGATGACATTCAGTATTTGGGTTTTGGTCACGTACACAGATTCTATAAGCTTGTCGATCCAATCACACTTACCTTGAATAGCTAAATGCATTTGGCATTTCTTTTCGTCCGACCAATCTGCCACGCACTTCACTTCATCTTGAAATTCCCGCAAGATCATTTTGGGCACTTTGTTACCCTTGCGCACTGTTTCGTATGCTTCTATATAGTATTTGCGAATGAATGGAGACAGCGCTGCAACGAGCTCATGACAATACTCATTCTTTGCTTCCAGTAAAACACTCAAGTCTTGTTCGTGTCTTGTCATGGATTTTGTTTATACGATATTTTTTATAACAAACAATTGTACGCGAACCATCCTATTTGGCAAACGAAGTCTGCGCATAAGGGTTGTCTTGCAAAGGCGTGAGCAAGTTGATATCCAACCTATCATCGTTAGCCAATTGGTCTTTTTTCTTGGTCATCACAATGGTATCAGCATCCATTGGCTCGTTGTTAATGACGCCGATATTGTTGTTCTGTCGCTCGGCAAAAGTATCGATTTGAAGCTTTTTGTGTGCTACTTGCATAGCATCCGAACCCACAGCGACCTTGGCACTTTCCTTAGTAGGTTCGCGGCCTTCCAATGTAGATTCGCGCAACTCATTGATGTTGGCATTGTATATGTCTTCATACGACATGGGTTTCTTGTCTTGTGACGCCTCTGCAACGCCCACATAGTCATTGTCAGATATAAACTGCTTTTGCGTGATGGGGACATCGACAGTGGCAACTTTGTAACCATCCCCGCGGCCTTGTTCCGCCCCACCTACGTAGTCTCTATCGCTCAAGAACTGTTTTTGAGTAGTCGGGGCGTCGTATGCAGCGCTCTCGTACCCTCCACGGTCCTTTGCCCTTGACTCTACGTTTCCATATCGGTCATTGTCTATCGTAGTTTCCTTGATAGTCGTATTTGGGCGATCAGTCTGGTACGATGTACCTTTATATGTGCCTCCGCGAATGTTCAATGTCGTGTCTGCTGCTTGTGTGGTTTGCCTTATTGTAGTCCGTGTAACATCTTCGGGATCATATACTGCCAACTTGGTGGGACCCTTCAATTGTCCACCCTCCATAGTATCGTGAATATTTGTCTCCTTGATCGTGGTGCGAAGGACGTCATTGGGGTCTTTGATGGTGAGTTTTTCGGGGAACGTCCGTTGCATGTGACCGAATTGACGCGCATTTTGTACCGTGTACTCCTTACGGGATACGCGGAAGATATCTTCCAAAGGCGCTACAATAGACTTCACGAGGGAAGTAATGTTACCTTCGTATGACTTCATTGAAGTTAGGTCCCGTTCGTTCTCGGTAGGCAATATGCTTTGACGCCCATAATCGTTCTCATCCGCCTGACCTATAGCCTCACCGTCCACATTACGGTATCCAAATTCATTCATCTGTTGTCGAGATGTTGCTTTCACGCTTCCTTGGATGGGTTGTGCCTTATTAAACCCGGCAGCATACACATCTCCCGCATAAGCGCGTGTCGTATGCGTCCTGGACGTATCTTTGACTTCATATTCGGGACGCTGTGTATCTTTAGTATTCGCCCCTGTAGTAGTGAAATACCTGTCTGATGTATTCTCAAAGAATGTCTCTACTCGGTTCTTGCTGACATCACCCACTTTACCACGCTGCGTGGAGTGTTGACCGTCTATCATGCGACCTTCAAAGGTCTCTTTGGGATTGGTTGCCACACGCAAGTCATCGACGGTCTTGGGGTTTTCATATACGCGTGTATCTTGTTGGAATCCTCCTATGGGTAGAGAGCTAAATCCAGCACCAACACCAGGTCCAACCTTTACGGGCTCAAATGGTCGCTCGTTGTTACGAATGGTTGGCGCAGTCATGCGCTCCAAATAATAATCAGTTTTGTTGGGAGCCCCAAACACATTGCCACGATGTTTTTCCATCTCAAAAAAAGGTTTTTGTTCTGTTTTGCGTACATATATGTCATTGTTCACCTGACCAGTAAACGTCTCCATGGCAGTGCGGTTGGCGCTAGGATTGATATTTTGCTTTATGCTGCTGCCAAAGAAAGGCATCATATTTGAATGAACAAACTCCTCAGTAGGTATCTCGACGCCTGCTAGACTACTTTTGACAACATTGTCTTGCTTATCCCTAAACATATTTCCAATCACACCAGTCTGTTGTGGGTTTTGTGAACGCTGATGTGCGTCTCCGGCACGCCTTTCCTCTTCTCTTTTCACATCATACAAATATGATGAGTCATATATTGTGTTCATAGAAGGCATTTCATGGCGTGGAATCACGTGTTCTTGTGCCGAGGCTTCGTGTTGATTTCGGCTCAGCAGATAACCAAGCCCGCCCAACGTGAGTAGAGCGTATACCTCTATCATTCTTATATTATATTATACAACGATAAAATAGCAATACATGAGACGGAGCATCACGCATGTATGACGATGAAAAACAAAACAAAGGAATCAAACTCTATATCCCTACTTTTTCAGTGTATGGTGGATTTCGTGCTCTTTCAAAGCATGCACGCGAAGGGCATGTGTGATTTCGAGCTTCTTGCCATTGGGAAGCTCGCGTACTATAGGCTTGCTCAACTTCTCCTTGTGAGCCTGGTAAGCAAACGTCTTGTGAGAAGAATCGACTGTTTGTTCACGGATGATCATCTGCACCGTGTTGTTGGAGCTGGGATGCGTATATTCACCCGATTCTACCAGCCTGAACAATTTGTTACCAATCTTCTTCGCTGCACCACCAGGTGTCATTGACACATATGTGCCACCATCATGACCAATAGATGAACCTTCCAAAGTGAATGAACGGTACTCTTTGGTAGGATTTGATGCTTTCTTAACCATGTTTTATAATATAGGGTAACATTTTTCTATATTTGCTTATACGCTTTGCAACTGCCATAAGATTGGTGGTGAGGTTCACGCAAAGTGCCACAAAATAGGGGCTTGCTCGGTGCGGACTGAGCCTGGGGTAGGGCGAGTGTCTGGTCTAATGGAGTTGGAATGCAAGGGCGATGGTTATTCTTCACGATGGTGCGGTTAGAAATGTTCCAATTGAATGGTATCTCGATCTGATCTTGTGGGTTTTGACACAACCACTCCCATCGGTTCCAACCTCGGCAACGCAGCGTACACGGTGGGTTTGATAGACGCGTATTCTCGGCGTCGAGGTCGTTGCACTCAGTGGGTATTGTAGCGGTACAAAATGGTTTATCCGATGGCAAGTACTTTTTCTCGGGACAACGGCTAGATTTGCGAGTGATACCCAATAATTCGGAATCAACATCTATAAGCTCTTTGGTGCATGTTGCGGCACCATATCGCCCTACATTGACTGATGAT